CAGGGTCGCCGCATCGAGAAACGGCAAATCGCAGGAAAGGATCAAACACGGACGCCCGGTAGCGGCCAATACGGTCAGCACCCCGCCGGCCGGACCCATGGCCTTTCCGCGCACTTGGCGCCATTTGGAATTCTGATCGGGTGCGCTTTGCGCCACGAAAAAAAGCCGGACCAGCAAGTCCGGCTTTTTTTCGTGTTTTTTCAGGCGGGATGACCGCCAAAAGTCTGGTGAGAGAGGGGGCTATAAAAACAAGAAATGACAGGCCATTCGGCCGTCACAAAAAAAATATTGCCCCCAAAGTTGCCCCCATTCTTGCCGTTGACTCGGGTACTATCCCTTTTCGGCCCGGCCCGCTCTCGTCGGTCCTGAGGCAGCGTGGGAAGGCGGTGGCAATGGCTGGGCCTTGACGTTGGACAGGCCACAGCGCATAGAGAACCCATGACACTCCTCTTTCATCAGTCCCAAAAGCCATCGAGAAGGCTCTCGGCGAAGATGCAGCCAAGCCGATTATTAAGGCGTTTCAATGCGCTGACAATCGAGGGGTGACGCACTACTGGGGGGGGATGTGGCGACCAAGGTGGACCTAGCTAATCTCAAAACCGAGTTTAAGATTGATATGGGTAAGATTGACGCCAGCCTAGCCCCTTGGAAGCCATGGTTAACGTGCTGATTGGCTTTGCCATCGTCGTGATTGTGATGTTTCGCCGGCCGCCGCTTAATTGTTTGCTTTCGTAAAATACGACCATATATCCATTAAAAAAACTATGAAAGCTATTTGCATCGCAATTATTTTTTTAATGATCAGCGTAGATATTTCGTCCGCTCAAAGACCGAAATATACCCCCGAACAAGCTTCTATGGCCTTTGATATGCATTTAAAATTTATGGTTGCTGGCATCATCAAAGACGAAAAAATAGACGATATTATGGTTGTGTGGTTCAAAGAACATACATGGGGAAATTTTAATGAGGACTTAAAAAAATTTGTAATCATTGGTTTTTATATATGCGCAGACCAGGTCAATAAAAACCTATCTCATTTAGAAATTAGAGGGATGGCAAATCACCAACTGCTTGCAAGTGCTGATTTCGATGGAGGAGAGAACAATATACGATATAATATTATGAAATAGTTCTAAGACAATCGATCATGATCTGATAACCTGCGTTCTTCACCCGGCAGTCAACTCCTAAGTCGTGGTACATGGTATAAAAAGGCCGAACCCATCGGCCCGGCTCGTAAGCGACAAGTTACTGGAATCATTCAACGGGCAGACTTTTGTGCCCGTTACGTAAGCGATAACTAGCTGTAATTGTTAGCTGGGGCCAATTTTGGCCCCAGCGGCTTTCGAGCTGGGCAGATTTTTCTGCCCAGCTAATAATTTCAGGTTGTTGTCGCGTTCTAGGCGGGCGCGGAGGTAGGCTTTTTCCGTACCCCCTTTCAACTTGATATTATCAACTTGATCCTCCCTCGCCTCTTTGCTCCTCCGGTCGCCCCCATGTGCCATCAGCTTCCGACCCTCTGCCTCCGCGACCTCGGCCGTGTGCTGGCCCTCACCGAGGCCAGCATAAAAAAAGCCGGGTTGCCCCGGCTTTCGCGTTAAAATCCGCCCGTTTGCTTGTGTAGCTTGGCCACTCCAAGCGTCTTTGCGGCTACCCGCTCCCCTGCCTCGGCATCGCCGCACCAGTCATCCGGGTCCGTCTGTGGCCACGGCTTTGGGTGCCGGTGGCACTCGCCGCACTTTTCGTCCCTGCTCACCCAGAACCGGCACTCACCGCACTTAGTCTCCATCTTATTCTCCTCCTTCGATTTCCCGACGCGCCCCGGCAATGGCCAACTCCAGCAGGCCCCCTGCCTGATCGCCGGAGATGTCGCCGGACTGCATAAGTCGAGCTAATACGTCCAATTGCTCCAGTATCGCCACAATGCGATCTTTGCTCATCGGTTCATCCCCCTTGAAGTTGCCAACACAACTATCACTGGCACCGGGCTATGTCTATTTAAAATTGGATAAAAAATAAAAAAACAAGATGCAGTGCCCGCATTATGCAAAAATGCGAAAGGAACACTGCATCATTTTGCGTTTTCGCGAACGCTACCGCTTGAATCCGGCTCGTGTAATCACATTAACAATAGTCTTTTCACCTTCGGCGGTCTTGAGGTACTGCCCCACCAGTGCCGGATCGAGCACATTTACTACCTTGGTGTTCGCATTCACCACAGGCGATTTAGCCTGCTGTCCCTGCTGCGTGCTGTCGCCTTGGACGCGCACCCCGTAGTTGCCGCTCGGCATCCGCACGGCGGGCATGATGATCTCAGGACCAGCCTCGCCAGCCACGCCCATGCCACCAGATGCGAACATGTGAAAACCAGAATCGGCCGTCGTGAACAGCGTCGGGGATGTCAGGATGGAATTTGAGGTCAATGTGGTCCCGGCGAAGGCACCGCCCTGGGCAAAGCCAAAAAGGCTGGAAAGCCAACCACCGCTGCTTGCCGTGGCGGTCGACGATGTGGCAGACTGAAACAAACTCGATGTCATCTGGTTTATGATGTTGTTCCACCACGTCTTCAAGATGTTCATCGCGAAACTCATAAAAGCATCGCCCATGTTGCCGAGAAACGTCGACCATACATCACTCATGTTGAGCGTGCCCTGAGCAAGGCCTTTAACAATTGAGCTTATGCCAGTTGAAAATGCGTTGAAAATATCGTCGGAAAGTGTCTTGAAACTTTTAGCGAATGATACGTATTCTTCACGGGCTTTTGTCAGGTCGCTTTTGTAACTCCCGAAATCAAGCCCGATCGTTGCCTTGAACGCCTCTTGCGAGGTTCCGTTCTGTTGCTTGTTCTCTAGGTATTTTTTCTGATACTCCTCCCACTGTTGTGCTTCATAAATCTTGTATGCAAGCTCGCTCGAAGCGTTCTCTTTCACAACGGAAAGATTCGCCTCGATGCGTTCCTTTTCGGCAGTCCAATACTCGTCCGAAACACCTTTCAAACCTTCGTAAGCCTGGATTCTGGCGTTGACCTCCTCAAGAGCATATATCTTATCGATCTCAGCGGCTTGTTTTGCCCTCTCTGTGTCGTCTGAGATAGACAACAGCCGCTTGTCCTGCTCGGCCTTCCAAAGCTGGGCCTGGGTCATCTGGGAGGCGTAGATTGCCTTCGGGTCACCTGTGAGCTGACCAATTCGGCCCGTGGTGGACGCGGCCTCTTGCATAGCCTTTTTCCAGGCCTCGATCTGGGCTATCTGCTTTTCTAAAACCCTATTGGAACCAAGCTGCTCTAAGGCCTTCACTGCATCAGTTGTTGCACCTTTTGCGCCGATCATCCCTTTGCGGATAGTGGTCGTTAGCTGATCGTACTTTTTGTCGATCTGGGCGATCTTTGCACCAAGAGTGTCGCCGCTCCACTGGGCCAGAAGTTGATTGTACTGGTCCTTCGCCTGTTGCAGATAGCCTGCCGTTTGCTCCCCGTACCGAGCCGCCGCATTAGCCGCGTTAGTTGCACTCTTGTGATGTGCGTTTAACTTCTTATTGACTGCGTCCAACTCGACTTGTTCAGATTTAAGCGCCTTGATCCACAGTTCGCCAGTGGACGCAAGACCGGCCTGATCGAGCTTGCCCGACGAAACAGATTGCCGCATCGCATCGAACGCTTTGGCGTATCGCTCGGTGATCTCTTTTGTCTGGTCGGTGAGTGGTGTTTTGAGAAAAGACTCTTCGCGCTTGAGCGCGTTTTTGACTTGTTCAACAACATCAGAATATTTAAGAGTGCCGCCAATCGTGATATTACGCACCGGCTGGCGTATCTCATTCGATCCGGTTTGCTGTTGGCCAGCACTGCCAAGGCTCATCACAGCACGCGCGTACGGCGTTGTAAAAGCCATGGCCTTGAGTATCTGATAGGCCATGGACAGTGTTTGCGCGATGATGCTTTTCTGGTTCTCCAGGAAGCTGTTCGCAAGCTGAATAAACTTGACCACATCACTATACATATTTGGCAAGCCGGCATTGACGATCTGCTCAACCAAAGTCTTCTGTGTGGACAAACCCGAAGTCAGGGTATTTTGGATGTCTTCGGTGGCCACGCCAACGCCCTTCACCTGGGAGGCGACGAACGCCAGCACGTCACCAGACCGGATATGATCGTTCAGGACCTGTTTCCACCCCGGGCCGATGCGGTCCTCTATAAGCATTGCCAACTGGTCCCCTGCACGGGCCTGACCAGTCAACACCGACCGCAATTCCTGGGCAATCTGCAAAGACGATGACTGCCCCTGCGTCACCAACTTGATCTTGTCGACGATAATTCCAAGGTTGTTGATATCCTCATCGCTGGAGAGACGCAGACCCTTGTTCGTGAGGATTTGCCACGCCTCGGTCATCTCTTTGCCACTAGCGAAAAACTTAGATGCCGCGAGCTGGACTTTGTTATATGTTTCTTCGGCATAAGCGAGATTGTCTTTATAAATATATTTAAGCTGCTCACTTGTACCTGTAGCCGTGTCGGTAAGTGTTGCAGCTATACCAATTACAGTTCGCTTATAGTCATCGATAACATTCAGAGAGGATTTGATTGCCTGGGCCGCTTCGTGAAAACCAACAGCTATACCTAGGGCAGAAGCAACCTGTTTCAATCCATCAAATGAGTTTGAGAGCGATGTTACGTTACCTTGCAGGCTCTGCGTGTTGGATCGTGCCTGCTCAAGGTCGCGTGACAATGTGAGCACATTTGACGACAACTGATTTGTGGAGCGCATCGTGCTCGTGAGTGCAGTAGCAAGATACTTCGCCGCAGTCGTAAGTGTGTCTATGTTTTTCTGCGCTGACGTACCGGAGCGCCCCAGCGTGTCCAGTTCTTTCGACGCGCTCTTGGCCTCCTGAGTGTTAACCTTAATATTGATCTCGGCGATATCCATTGCGTCTCCTACAGTAACTCAGAGAGGTTCTTTATTTTCCCGTCTGTGACCATACCAGATAGACTATACTTTCCACTCTTAAAAAGATCAAATCGCGTCTTTCCCAGTACAGACTTAACAAATTCTGGATCATCTTGGAGTTGTTGCTTTAACCACTGATTGTATGTTGTCTTTCCTGGCACTTGATCGACGCTTGCCACAGTATAATCTGTGCTGGTGCTCCCATCTCTGTGATGTACTGTGCGCTCATCGTGCTTAACAGCTGGGCGAGTACCCTCGTCCAGTTCTGGGGCATCGATCCCAAGATCCTTAAATGTTGGTGTCTGTACCACATAGAGGCAACGGCAACGCCAATGTTGCGGGAGTGATGGGCGAGACTCGTTTGGCTTGTATATCTTGCCGTCGAGAGAGCCACATACGATACACGTTCTTCCATCAAGCGTAGAGACGCGCTTCCAGCCGCCTACCATGTCAGGGAACTTCTCTTCGATAACTTTGTCTCGGGCGTAATTCGAAGCGGATAGGCAGAAGGTCCTGGCCAATCCCTCCAGGCCGGGGACGCTGCCTTCGATGCCCTCCATGCGTATCATCCGGGCCGCTGCATCGACGCCCTTGCCCTCGATCATGGCCCGGCGGCCGGCGCTGACAACGCGGTCCCGGGCACTTGCCTGGAGCTTCCCCAAGAAATCGTTAATGGTCAGGCCCTCGACGGTGGTGGTCTCGAACCAGGCCGTGGCCACGTCGGTGGTGAAGGTCGCTCCGAGGCTTACGGTTGCCGCGCCTGTGATCTCAGTGATCGCTGTGACTGCCTGCTTGGCGCTTGCCGCTACAACATCTTCCCCGGCGTCCTGGAGGCTTTTCCCAGCCTTACTATAGACATCCGCTAATACATCATCCACGGCCGCAAGCTGGGCTGTGAGCAACTCCTTTCGGCGTGACAATGTAAGGGCATCCCAGCTCTTACCAGCGTCGTCGGCTAAGGCAGCCAGCCGGCCGATAATAGCAGCGCGAGAGGCCCTAAGCTCTTTGGCCATATCATCGGAGAGGGATGTTGCACGCTGGTCAACGCGGTGTTGAAACTTGAGGATATCGTCGAGGTACTTATTTTCCATAGGTATTCAGTACGTTTTGAACAGCGATACGATACACTCCGGCGGGTGCTTGCTTGGAATGGCCAAACTCCAGAGCGAGAGCGTACTCTACGTTATTATATAAAAAGATCGTGTCGCCCAACTTAAAGCTCGCCATCACCTCTTTGCCCTTCGCAATAGTGGCCTGACCGGAGGGGTCAAGCTCCATAATAGAGCCAGCTGGTAGCGAGTTGAGTGAAATCATATTGTTTGCACGGGAGCGGCCTGTTAAAACGGGCCAACGTGTAACAATAAGATTGGCGTGCATATCGAGCACGATCTTTTGTATAAAAAGAGCGATGGCTTTATCGGTCTTGATCTTGAACCGGGCGATATCCAATTCGAACGACATCGTTACCGCCGTGTGAGCTGGATCGTTGAGAGACCGCCGGAGCGACTGCCGTAGACGCGGATGAGTGAGTAAATCGAATCTGGTATCGGTTTAACGCGGTCAGATGGGTCCATGGTCATCTTGATTACACCAGCCACCTCGAGGGACTTCATACCGGCCGTGTCGGGCAATGCGGTGGTGTCCGTGTCCAATAAGATCAAGGCCAGTTCCATTTGGGCGACCATGACCGATGTTGGCACCTGTGTGTCGGAGAGCCAGTCCACACACGCCCTTGGCCACTCCATGGCCTGCTCGGGGTCGTTTTTGTGGCCGATCCATACTATGTGCCGATCAAGCAATATCGCCGCAGTGATGAGCGCCTTGGCTTTGGTGTCGTCGTCCGCAGATGTCCAGGATGTGGCATAGAGCCGAGACGCAAAGTGATCGTTGGCCGTGTCCAAAGAGACGTAAGAGTTGGTGCCCACTGTTATATCAGCCATAATCGCTCCTTTTATCGCCGGTACAGCCTGTCAGAGACTGCATTTTCGGCCACCGGCGGGACCGTGACCACTATTTTTGCCCGGAGCCTGGGCGCGTCAGCATATGCCCATAGTGGTCAAGGTGGCGCTTATCCAACACGCTTACCTTGCTGGCTGTTAGATGCGCGTCTCGACGCGCGCGGTATAGTTGATACCGGTGGCGATGGTGCCGGAAACGGTCGTGTACACACGCAGGTATGGATAGATCGTCCCGGCCTTCTCATTGTTGAACGGCAGTTCGTACCGACCCACGGTGCTATCACCGTCACCGGCCAACACCTCGGCCGCCCCAAGGTTGAGTACAGCCAGTTCTTCGATGCCCGAGGCGAACGTGCTGGAGGTGCTGCCTTGGATGGCCACGGCGTAGAGCTCATCGTTGCTTGCGATCTCTATGGCGGTCACGTCGATGGTCAGGACGGCGTTGACACGGCCGCCACCAACGTCGGCGATCTTAGCCGCGCTATCCACAGTACCGGCGGCGCTCGCAGCAACCAGGCCGGCGTCCTTCAAAACAAGAGTGCTATCGTACATGTATTATCTCCTCGGTGGGCTAGGCGTTCTTGATGCCGCGAAGACGAGCGGCGCTACGCGGATGGAACACGGCCATGCCGGCGACCCACTCGATCAAGGTCCTGTAGCTCAAACCGCCCGCATACAGGCCCATGTCCAGGACATCGAGGGTCCCGCACTGGAGACCGCTGACGTACTGGCCGGACCCAAAGCGCACAGCGTAGATGGAGCTCGACGCGGCAGTGCCGCCGCCCGGGTTGTCCTCGTCAAAGGCCAGGATGTCGGTGTCGGTCTCGTCGTTTTCGATCACCACGATGGGCACCGAGGCGTAGGCGGTGAGCTGGCGGCCGAAAGCATCCGAGACGGTTTCGGTCGCCTGACCGGCGGCGCGGACGAGAGCGGAAACCTTGCGACGCAAAACCTTGTTCATGAAAAGGCAATCCGGCCCGCCAATCACCGCGTCCATCAACTCGTCAACCTTGGCCAGGGTCAGGGTGTCACCGCCGGAGGTGCTGCCCATGTCCAAAAGCTGATTGCCGGCCAGACGCTGTTCGAGACCATCAAAGCCCTTCGGGTCGGCTTCGCTGTCGCCTTTGAAGAAATTCTTCGTAAAAAACAGCGACGCAGCCTTGGCCTTAGCGGTATCCTGAATCGCACGCAGGTCGTTGCTCGATCCCTGGGTCTTAATGATGGCCCGGTCGGTGTCAGAGAAGCCGCCCAGGATGGAAAGCCGCTCGGTGCGCGGATTGATGACGCCGGTAGACTCGGTGTACGTCTCGCCCACGGCACGGAACGCAATACCCGGCAGGGATTCTTCGAGGTTATAGCTGTAGGCATTTCCGTTCACAGGCAGGAAGGGAAGCCGCTCCAGAACACCACTGGCGGCGGCGATCGTCTCAATGACGCCGCTCTGAAGCGGGGTCTGGGCCAGTTTGGCCGCTTCAATCAATGTAAAGGCCATAAAATCTCCTAGTTGCTGTACCCGGCGGCCATACGCTGCTGGGCAGACATGTTGCTGTAGTCGGCGGCGGGTTTGCCACCAGGACGCTTCGAATCAGGGCCGGACGGTTCGGGCTTGGCCGTGAAAATGCCGCTCTTGGTGGCGTTTCGCAGCCATTTGACCAGTTCTGCCGGCGGAAGGTTAGGAATCAGCCCCTTGAACTGCTCGGGAACGTCATCCTTGAGCTCATCCACAAGCACTGTGAGGGTCTCCTCGGCCTGCTTCTTCGCATCATTCACCTTAGCGAACCGCTCATAGGGGACCGTCTTCTCGGTTTTTTCGGGTCCGTTCCCGGGGGTTCCCTGTTGATCCTGATTCTGCGGGTCGGTATCAATCGTCATAGCGATAAACTCCTTCGATGATTTACGCGGTCGCCCGCGATTAAATTTTCTGCTCGTTCAAGGCGGCGGTCTCGTCGCGGACGGTCAGCAAGTACGCCATCGCATCTTCCCTGCTCGTGATGTCGGGATTTTTCTCCATAATGGCGTCCACAGGGCTAATAAGGCCCATAGATAAGAGTAATTCCCAGGTCGCCGCTTGGTCCTTCTCGCTGGTGTCCGGCTTCGGGTCAGCGAAATCAACTTGGATAAACGACGAGTCTGACAACTTGCTACTGTTGTGTGTGTTCCACACAACCCGCAATACATCGTAGAGCCGGCGCTCGTAGACCCGCCACAGCGCGATGTCATCCCGCCTGGACTCCTCAAGCTCAACATTTCCAATAATTTTGCTGATACCCGACTCGTCGGTCGGGTCCACAGACATG